CAAGAAGAAAGGGTTCCCATCGGCTGACCTCTTCGATACTCTACCAGAGTCCCTCGGAGGCGTCGGTCGACTAATGGACGAAAATCTTCTCCATCTGATGGGATACGGAACCAACGATCAGTCAGGAGAGCCATCCATAGCTCTACTGTCTCCTCTTTCCAAATGCCACAAAGCATAGCCTTGTATAGCTCGATTGGGATCATATCAGTAGCCGACTTTAGGTCGATACTGTAATGCGCAGATGCAGCTTGCGTCTGTTTCGCATATGACCGGAGGGATTCCTCCTGATTGAATGTTCCGTCAGTCGGTAAGACCGACAGGACACTCATCATCCAATCGTGCACTGGTTTCATTGCCCGTTGGGTCCAGTAGTCGACGATTGCAATCGTCCTTACTTTACCCGCAGGCTCTGGAAGGAAAGCAAGCTTTCCGACATCGAGCTCTCGCTTGAAGTCCCAGTTCCGCAAGATTGTGCTTTTAATCTTTTTCTCACGCGTGGCAGACTGCCCTGCGTAAGCTAAAGGAAGCACTTGGTTAAAGAGAGCGATGGAACGAGCATCTTGCACGTGTTGGAACCACATTAGAGGGTAGTTTCGAGGGCTGCAAGCCCAAGCAACTGCATCTAATGGGGCTCCTAGGATCCCGACCGAGTGGTTGGGACCCCCACGTGTTGGATAAAAAGGATGTGCTCTAGGACTTGGTCTGAATTTCGGATTCAGAACATAGGTCTTTCCAGCTTCCTGAGCGTACTTTCGTACAATCAGGGGCCAGAAAACATGTTTGCAGAAGTACTGGAATTCTTCCAGTGTCGACTGCTTGATGTCGGGACACTCTCCGGTCACGCTGACCAGAGAGGCGTCCTCATGATCCCCATCGAAGGCTGAGTAGCCTTTGAGGAGCGATTGAACAATTCTGATCAATCGTATGTTCTTAGAACCGATGGCTCTTCTGAGGTATATTGGTAATATTCTCGGAAGGCCGCTTCGGGCCAAGCCTACAGGCTCGCCCAATAGAAACGGGTTATCATTTTGTGATCCCGCTAACCATCTGTTGACGAAGAACAGCGTGTTTTTCATCTTCAGAATGAGGGCATTCCGCCCTCGGGTTAGAAGGATGTTCACAAGTGAACGCCCTAGCTCTAGAAGGGCCGAGTTCAACGCCGGCTGAGGCTTCAACTGGCCCCCTGCCCGAACATTGAGGTCTAAACCCCAATGCAGGACAAGGGTCAACAGGTTCTCACCTGTTGGTGTGACCAGACAGTCTGTCTCCCTTCGAAACTTCTCAAGTCTACTGATATACCATCCTATGAAACTAGGGGCATAAGGCCTCTCAGCGATTGGATAGTTCTTTCGAACCACCAAGCCGAGCTCCTCTTGAGAGGGGGAGTTTGGTTTGGAAGGGGTTGAAGTTGATTTGTCAGAAGGATCGGAAGGCGTTACCGGAGAATCTCCGGGCCGCGCCAGGATCGACAGCTGAGAGTCTTGGCTGACACTCACCCTGACTTGGATCTTGTATTCCTTATCACTAAGGTAGAGAATGCCATTTTCATCCATGGGATCGACCACGGCATAGTAACCTCCACCTACTTTACCCCAGTCTACACTTGGGTAGAGGGGGTGGTTCGGGAGCTGCAGGAGGTAACCTGATGTTGTGAACATCATTATCTGAGGAGTACTCACTCCTTGGAACGATGATTGTTTCAGCATTAGAGTTATTTCTAGGTTGATGATCTGCTTGCTTTCTTCTCCAGACGAAGTCTGAAGGAGCACAGGCCGGCCCAGGTTGCCACGTTCGCACGTTGTGTGAACTTCGGTCCAACCGCCAAGGTCATTGACTTATGGTCCTCGAGCACACAGTAGTCCAAGGTATGGTACCGTTCACCGGTATCATGCGGCAATTTCAAAGTTATCACCAGGTAGTGCAGGTAGGTCATACGCGGGCGTTAGTCCGTTGTAAGTCTTACTCGTGCCAGGGTAGCCACCGTAAGGTGTCTTCACTGTGCCAAGCACAACCGAGGTCTTATTCCTTATGGTAAGAATCTGCACAGTCTGGTTTCCCTTATCTTCCTAAAGTGGGGGCTCTTCTTGTCCTTTTCCGCAAGGGTTCTACCCTTGTCTAGAACGTCGTTCCGGATAGGAAAATCAAGATGAGATCCTGCTCTTTCGAAGAGGCGTCTCCCTCTTGCGTGTGTTTAACGCACCTTTAGGGATCCGCATTGAAACCTGACTGTGGGTGATTAGTCCACTCCCGTAAACCGATTACTCGGCTCACGGGTAGTATCATATCTTGGAGTCCTGGAGACCTGATGAAATCAGGTCGGGATTCGCGAGGTGTGACACTTCCCACTAGTGCCGTCAGCAATTGCCGCGAAACACCTAAGAGTTCCCAGAAGTTGTAGGTAATCACTTTAAACCTTCTGGTGGGGGCCACCGGCATCGCCGGTGGGCCTGGCTGCTCTTAGTCAGTCTGACTGAGAGAGGGGGGTTCGAAT